GAAATTCCTGATAACATTGATGCTAATTTAAAACCTTATATCTTACAACCAAGTGGAAGTAATTTAGATGGAGTATTAAAATCAATCGCACACAAAATAGAATCTATAAACAGATTATCTCATGTAGGGGCTATTAGAGCGACTGGTGAAAGAATACAGTCTGGCATAGCACTAAGAACTGAGTTCCAATTACTAAATGCTAGACTTGCTGAAAAAGCAAAACTAATGGAACTTGCTGAAGAACAAATTTGGAGATTATATGCTCTATGGCAAGAAACAGTATTTGATGGAGAAGTTATGTACCCTACAACTTTTGACATTAGAGACTGGGCAACTGATTTAGAATTATTACAACAAGCTAAATCTTCTAATATTAAATCATCTACATTCACAAAAGAACTAGACAAACAAATAGCTAGAACTGTAATTGATGATGATGAGAAGTTAGTAGTAATTGATGCTGAGATTGAACAAGGAACACAGGCACTAGGAGAGTTCCCACAACAACAAATAACATTACCAACAGTTTAATGTGGCACAAGATTTATTACAGCAACTTCAAAGCATACGAGAAAAAGCAGTAAATAATTTAGAAGCACAACATCAAAGATTATTAAACGATACATTAAAAACTTTAGAGACTAGAGTAATACAAGCTGTATCTGAACTTCCTATTCAAGATGGTGCATTATTCAATACAAGACTTGCTATTGAGATTAGACCAAAGTTACAACAAGCAATAGAAGAACTTTACTTAGCTAGAGTTCAAACATTTATAAATGACTACGATAAGATTGCAGGAACGATTGTTGCAACTTATGGAAAGCTTCCTATTCCTAATGAGTTTAAACAAATTACTGAAGCTGATTTAGTTACTATCCAACAACTAAAGAAGATTGCATTTACACAATTTCAAAACTTAGCTACTGAATTTACCAACACATTAGCACAAGAAGTTTATCAATCTACATTAGTAGGCAAACCTTTTGCAGAAGTAGTTGATTCTTTAAGAAGCAAGATCAATGGAATCTACCAACAATCAGATGACAGAAAAAGACAAGAACTTGTGGACTTCGTACAAAAACAAAAAATCGCTGGTAAAACAAATACAGAAGATTTTAAAACAGCAGTAGATGAACTTAAACAAACTTATGGTTCAACAGTTACAGGTGCAAATCTAGCAGTATATTCATCTCAGATAGTACAAGATGCTTTAATGGGATTTGATGGACAATTTGCAAAGTTTAGAGCAGATGAATTAGGTTTAACTAGCTATGTTTATTATGGTTCAATAATTAGAGATAGTAGAGATTTCTGCGTAGAACACGCAAACAAAGTATTTACAGAAGAAGAAGCTAGACAATTATGGCAATCAGATTGGCAAGGTAAATCAGGTAGCGACCCATTTATTGATAGAGGTGGTTATAATTGCAGACATCATTGGCAACCAGTTGACCCTGAGTGGGGAACTGTAAAAGATGATGGCACATTTGAATACACAGTAGAATAGAACATTTTAGCAACAACTTTGTTGCATTTTTACAATTTCCTTGATAATTGACAATTATAACAATATAGAAGGAGAACAAACAATGAACGACAAAGTAAAAGAGTCGGTTGAGAATACAGCATCTCAAGACAATGCTGGAGTAAACGAAGTTTCTGAAACAACTTCAACTGAGAACAAAGTTTTTACTGCTGAGCAGTTAGAACAAATAGTTCAAAGAAGATTAGAGAGATATAAAAAATCTGTATCTAATAAACTTGATGGCATAGATATTGAAGAAGCCAAAAAGTTACTTGAAGAAAAGAAACTTAAAGAACTAGAAATCGCTAAACAACGTGGCGAGTTTGATAAAGTTCTGAAGGAAACAGTATCAAAAAAGGATTCAAAAATTCAATCGTTGGAATCTGAATTAAAAAGGATTCGTATAGACGAAACATTAGTAAATGTAGCTAGTGGCATGAAAGCTGTTAAACCAGCAGAAGTGAAACAACTACTTAGAAATAGTGTTAGACTAAATGAACAAGGTTCTGTTGAAGTTATCAACGAAGATGGAACTCCTAGATACTCAGATAAAGGCGAACCAATGTCAGTTAATGATTTGGTAAGCGAATATTTAAAGAACAATCCTCACCATGTTTTATCTACTCCATCAGGGGCAGGTAGCAAGGGTCAGATTGGTGGTTCTTCGCCAAAGACAGCAAACATTGGTGATCTTGATTTAAGTAATCCAAATGACAGAAAATTATATTCTGAAATTAGGAAACAACGAGAACAAGGTATATTTAAAATGAAAATAACTAACAACAATAACAAACTATAAAAAAGGAAAAAACACTATGTCAAATGAGACCACTTCGTCAACTCTTAGTGAGTTGTTCGTAAACATTACACAAGAAGCTATCTTTACATTTCAAGAAACATCTGTAATGAGACCACTTGTAACTACTTATCCAATAAGTGGTTCAGGTAAAACTATTGAAGTTCCTGTGTACCCAACAATCAGTGCTTCAGCAGTAAACGAAGCTTCTGATTTATCTAATACAGCAGTAAACCCAACTTCAGCAACTATCACAGCTTCTGAAATTGGTGTTATGACAACTTTAACTGACTTAGCTAGAGATTCAGCTAGTCGTAATGTTGGTGCTGATATCGGAAAATTATTCGGTGAAGCAATCGCTAAAAAAGTAGATACAGATTTAGCTGGTTTACTAGACGACTTTGCATCTGCAAACGATCAAGGTGGTGCTGGAACTGAACTAACTGCTGACTTGCTTTTCAAAGCACAAGCGATTTTAAGAAGTGCAAATGTACCTGCACCTTACTACGCAGTGTTTCACCCTAAAGCAACTTTCAATTTAAAGAAAACTTTAACTAACCCAGCTTACACAAATGGTGTTGGTGCGGCTATTTCTGATATTGGAAATGAAGCTTTAAGAAATGGATATATCGGTAGAATTGCTGGTATTGATATTTTTGAAAACGCAAACATTTCTATTGATGCTTACGATGATTCATTCGGTGGAGTATTTCACCCACAATCAATCGGATTGGCATTAAAAGAAGATTTCAAAGTTGAAACTCAAAGAGATGCGTCTCTAAGAGCAACTGAGATCGTAGCTTCTATCACTGTTGGTTCTGGTGTATTAAAAGACACTTACGGAGTAACAGTTAAAGTTGATACTGCTCTTTAATTAATAAATCGGTGGGGAGTAAAATCCCCACCAACTAAACGGAATTAACTATGGCTAATTTTTCTACAGATTCAGATTTAACATTTTACCAACCAGATATTTTAGGATTTGGAATAGCAAGTTTTACTTCTCCAAATGATTACCATGCACAAGCACGAGCAGATATTGAAAGAGATTTAAGAATTAAATGGTTTCCAGTTTACTCAAAAGAAACTTATAGAGATATAGCAATATTAAATACAACTGAAATGGACGCAACTTTATTAACTGATGCACAGTTTAAAAGAGCATCTGTATTTAGAGTAATAGGTTTTTATGCTTGTCCACAACTTACTAAATTTAATTCAAATGATAACCCAGATAGATTCCAAGTTATGATGAAACACTATCAACAAATGTATGCTGATGAAATGGAGTCTATTTTAAGAGATGGTGTTGAATATGATGCTGATGATTCTAATACAATTCAAGACGCAGAAAAAGCACCTTATCATAGACTTAAACTAATTAGATGAAGATTACTGTTGAGGATAATTCATTACAAGTTGCTAGAAACTTTGAAAAACAAGTAAGAGAACAACCTCTAATAGTTAAGACTGCATTAGGTAGAACTGCTGAGTTCTTAATGGGTCTAATCAAACAAAGAACTGCAAGAGGTATTAATGCAGATGGTAATTCATTCCCACCATACACAGAAGCTTATAAAATATTTAGACAACAAGCTGGTAGACAAACACAATATCCTGATCTTAATTTTTCTGGTCAAATGTTATCAAACATAACGCAAAGATCACAACCTACACAAGCTATTATTTATTTTGCAAATAAATTCCAAAATGTTAAAGCTTTAGGTAATCAAAAGAAACGTAAATTCTTTGCTATTGGTGCAAGAGAGATTCAACCAGTAATGAATGTATTTATGCAAACATATAAAAAACTTAGTAAGATATGAGTAAACGAGAAGATATAGCATCTAATATAGTAACAGCGATTTCAACTGGCACATCTCCAATAACTTTAAAGAAGGTTACAAGAGAACCTTTTAATGTTGATGAATTATCTGAACAACAATATCCAGCTTGTTTCGTACAATCAGGAAACGAAGTAAGATCAGATGAAACAATGACTTCAAGCACTATTACAAGACAAGCAACTGCTGATTATGTAATTGTAGGATATGTAAAAGGAACTCCAACAAATATTGATACAAAACGTAATGAGTTAATAACTACGATTGAAACTAGACTAAATTCTGATAGAACACGAGGTGGATATGCAAAACAAACTCAAGTAGTAGAAGTTTCTACTGATGAAGGTGTTTTGTTTCCAATAGGTGGTATCAGAATGGTAGTGCGAGTAATGTACCAATACACTTCTGGCACACCTTAACATTAACTAAACAAGGAAAACAACATGGCAACTCATACTGGTTCAGAAGGAACGATTAAAGTTAGCACTACAGTAGTAGGCGAACTTAGAAGTTATACTTTAGAACAAACTGCTGACACTATTGAAGATACTTCAATGGGAGATACTTCAAGAAGTTATAAAAGTGCTTTAAAAGGTTGGTCTGGTTCTGCGTCATTATTTTTTGATGAAGCTGATGCTGGTCAATTACTTTTAGTTTTAGGAACTGAAATAGCATTAAAAGTTTACCCTGAAGGTGCTTCATCTGGTGATAAATATTACTATGGTCAAGCAATCATTACAGGTAGCAATATATCTGCATCTTTTGATGGAATGGTAGAAGCTGAAGTAACATTTACTGGAACAGGTGTATTAACACTTGGAACTGAGTAATTAATTATTAATTAGAAAAGGAAGATATGAACGTAATAGATAGAGTGAAGGCACAATTTGAATCTTTAGGCATTAAAAAGATTGAGGTAGCTGAGTGGGGCGAGGAAGGCAAACCTTTAATAATATACTGCTCACCATTTACATTAGGAGAAAAAAGAAACCTATTTAAAGGTGCTAAGAATGATGATCTAGCAGTATTGGTAGATGCAATCGTTTTAAAAGCAAAAGACTCAGAAGGAAACAAATTATTTAAGCTAGATGACAAGCTAACATTATTGAATAATGCTGATGCAAATGTTATAGCTAGAGTAGCAACAGAAATGTTGAATGGTGTTTCTTACGAGGAAGCTGAAAAAAAGTAAGAACTGATACAGAGTTATATTCTATACTTGCTCTTGGTCAGGAATTAAACAAAAGTATAGAGGAAATTTGTCTTATGACACAAGACGAGTTTTATTATTGGATAGCTTACTTTAAAGTGAAGGCAGAAAAAGAGAAACTTTATAATGGCAGATCAGCAACTAAACATAAAACTTAATGTTATAGATAATGCTACAAAAGCTTTCGTAGAAATTAAAAACTCAATCTTTAATTTAAGAAATGCTTTAATTGGTTTAGGTGGTGGAGTTGCTTTAAGAGGTTTAGCTAAAGTAGGAAGCGAAGCAGAATTAACAGAAAACAAACTATCATTTTTATTTGGTTCTGTAGAAAAAGGTTCTCAGGCATTTAAAACATTAAATTCATTTGCAAGTAAATCACCATTTGCATTTCAAGATATAATTTCTTCTGCTGGTAATTTAGCAGTAGTATCTAAAGACTCAGAAGAACTAGCAAGAAACTTACAAATAGTTGGTAACGTATCTGCAATAACTGGATTAGATTTTCAAACATCTGCTGAACAAATATCAAAAGCTTTTACAAAAGGAATTAACTCAGCAAGACTTTTCCAAGACAAAGGTATTGCTAGTTTATTAGGATTTCAAAATGGTGCTGAAGTAAGTGCATTTGCAACACAAGAAGCTTTTGTTAGAGTATTTGGAACTGGTGGTAGATTTGCACAAGCATCTAATGTTTTATCAAATACATTTCAAGGAACACTAACTAAGATTACTAACTCATTTGTTAAATTTCAAAATGATATTAACAAAGGTGGTTTCTTTAATTTTATAAGTTCAGGATTATCAGTAATAAACGATAACCTAGACAAAAACAGTGCAACATTACAAAAGTTTGCTATATCATTTGGAGAGCAATTAACAAAAGCAATAAAGGGTTTATTATTAGGCACTGGTTTAGTTATTGATGCTGTAGCACCTATATTTAAGTTTGTAGCAAGTGGTATTGAAGGATTATTAAAAGCTTTAGATGCACTTCCAAGTGGTGTTAGAGAATTAGGTGTTATAGGATTTTTATTATTAGGAACTGGTGGAAAATTAATAGCATTAGCACTTGGTTCATTATTAGATCAACAAAGAAAATTTGTAGAACAATTTAGCGACCAAAAATTCTTCTTAGAAAAGAACACAGGTGAGTTAAATAAACAATCTGGTGCTTATGGAGTTATTAAAGAATTCTTAAATGAAATAGATTTAAAAACACAATCTATTAATGAAAAAAATCAGCAAAAGAATGAACTAATTAATAATGCTAATAGTGGTTTACAAAAAGAATCAAGTTTATTAGATGAAATTATAGAAAAGTTTGGAAGAATTAATACTGAAGCTTTAGATCAGCTTAAAAAAACATCTGATGTAGTAGTACAAACTCTTAATCAAGGTATAAAAGATTTTTCAAAAGGTATTGCACAATCTATTGTTTTAGGAAAGTCTTTAGGAGAAGCTTTAAAGTCTGCAGTACAAAATGCTTTAGTAAATATATTAGCAACTCAAATTGAAATATTAATTAGAGAAGGATTAAAATTAGCTGGTCTTAAATTACAAACAGCAGAAATTATAAAACAAAATGCTTTACTATCTCAAAGACAAGCTATTGGTGGTGGTGATGATGGTGGATTATTTGGTTCTTTATTAAGTTTTGGAACTAGTTTATTTGGTGGTAGTGGTGGTGGATTTAATCCTGACATTGGTGGAATACCAGATACTTATGTAGGAATGGCAGAAGGTGGTTCTGTTAGAGGTGGTATGCCAGTAACAGTAGGAGAACGTGGTAGAGAATTATTTATACCTTCATCAAACGGAACTATTGTACCAAACCATGATTTAGGTGGTGGAATGAATATAACATTTAATATTCAAGCAAATGATGTTAGAGGTATTAAAGAATTATTAATTGATAACAGAGCAACTATAATTAACCTAGTTAATCAAGGTGCTAATGCGAAAGGAAAATCTAATATAGTATGAGTGGCACATTCCCATCAAGTCCAGCACCAAGAGATGTAGCAATATCATCTAATCAAAATACTATTGTTACAACTACTGCATCTGGCAGACGACAAGCTAGACAAATAGATGGTCAAAAATTTAGATTAAGAATTAGATTTCCTGTTATGACTAGAGCAGAATTTGCACCTATTAATGCTTTCATAATGAAACAAAGATCTCAAATGGAATCTTTCCAATATGTTCCACCAACAATAGATGATTCTTTAGGGGTTGCTTCAGGTGTTATATCTGTAAATGGTGCTGTAAGTGCTGGTGCTACATCTTGCTCAATAGATGGTATGGCAAATAGTACATCAGGAGTATTTAAAGCTGGAGATTATTTTAGATTTACTGGACAGAATAAAGTTTATATGGTTGTAGCTGATGTTGATTCAAATGGTTCTGGTGCAGGAACATTAACTTTTGAACCACCATTAAGAGCAAACGTAGCTGATAATGCAGTTCTAATTTATTCTAATGTAGATTTTACAGTTGGTTTAACTGGAGATATTCAAGAATTTACTATTGGCACAGAAAACTATTTTCAATACGAAGTTGATCTTATAGAGGTATTGTAATGACTAGATCATTAAGTGCTTCGCTAATATCAGAATTAGAAACAAATAAACTTAATCCAGTTGAACTTGTTTATTTAGGTATTAGCACAGGAACTTATTATACAGATCATTATAAAAATTTAACATTTGATGGCAATACTTATACAGCTTCATCATTGTTTTTAGGAAGTTCTGAAGTTCAAGAAAACGCAGACGTTGCTGTAAATACATTATCACTTAAATTTTCAGGTGCAGATACAACAATAATTTCTTTATTGCTTAACAATAACTATATGAACAAACCTGCAAAAGTTTATAGAGGTTTTTTAAATGATTCTCAGGCATTAATAGCAGACCCATTTCTTTTATTTGATGGAAGAATATCTAGCTTTACTTTAGAAGAAAACGAAACAACTTCTTCTGTTAATATTATTATAGCATCACATTGGGCAGATTTTGAAAAGACTTCAGGAAGAAGAACAGCAGAAAATTCACAAAAACTTTATTTCCCAAATGACAAAGGTATGGAGTTTGCAAGTAAGACTGCACAAAGAATTAAGTGGGGTTCAGCTTAATGAACGACTTATATAGAACAATTCATTTATTTAGACAGTTTCCCAAGTACGATAAATTGTCTTACGAATTTCTAGTTAAGATGGTTACTCCATCAATTAACTTAGACCAATATCAAATACACAGAATAGGAAATCAAGATGTTGGATTTACTAACTGGGCATATCTAAGTGATAATGTTGAACAAAGATTTGTTTTAACTGGAAAGCTAAAAGACAATGAATGGAATTGTGGAGACAATATTTGGGTTATGAATGTATTAGCAAAAAGTAATTGTTTACAAATTATGAAATGGGTTAAGAATTATTTTAAAGATAAAATTGAAGTAAATGAATCTGTTAAATGGGTAAGACAAGATAATAACTTTCATATTTATAGAAAAGCAGAAAAGTTTAAAAGGGAGTTTCATATCTAATGGCTAAAGGTGCAATAGTATCAGCAATCATTCAATTCGTAATAACAACTGCGATAAGTTATATTATATCGCCTAAACCAAAAGCACCTAGACAATCTTCACAAGACGAAGCTAAAGGAACATTAGTAAATAAAGATTCTAACAACAATCCTATTCCTGTTATTTATGGAAAAAGACAAGTAGGATTAACTAGAGTATTTGTTGAAAGTTCAGGAACAGATAACCAATATCTTTATGTAGCTGGAGTATTATGCGAAGGTGGTGGGGCAGGAATTACTGCAATAGATGAAGTTTATGTAGATGACAAACTAGTAACATTTGATGGTTCATTAACAGATGGAACTATAAGAGGAGTATCTAGTGGAGATGCTAACTATTATAAAGGTGGAGAATCTTTAATATCTATTCAAACATTTTTTGGATTAGACAATCAATCAGCTTCTTCTTTGCTTGACGAAACAACTAACTGGACTTCAGATCATAAACTTTCAGGATTAGCTTATGTTGCTTTAAGGTTTAAATGGAATCAAGATGCTTTTAATGGATTACCTGAAGTTAGAGTAACTGTTAGAGGTAAAAAGATTTATGACCCTAGATTAGATTCTACTAAAGGTGGTTCTGGTTCACATAGACAAGATACAGCTTCTACTTGGGCTTATTCTGCAAACTCATCATTAGTTCTTTTAGATTATTTAAGAAATAGCAGATATGGAAAAGGATTACCCAATGATGCCTTTGAAACTAATTATGATACATTTAAGACTTCTGCAAATACCTGCGACACACAAGTTACACCTTATTCAGGTGCTACAAGCGACATTAACTTATTTGAAACAAATGCAGTTATAGATAGTGAAAAAAAGGTATTAGAGAATGTAAGAGAACTCTTAGTACCTATGAGAGCAATCTTTAATTACACACAAGGTAAATACAAAATCATTATTGAAGGTTCAGGAAGTTCACAATTACTATTAACTAAAGATAATGTTGTAAGCGAAGTTAAATTACAAGGTGAAAGCAAATCTGAAAAGTATAACCGAGTTATAGGAACATTTACAAACCCAGAAAAAGATTATCAATCAGATACAGTTTCTTTTCCACCATTTGATGATTCAGCATTACCAGTAGAAGATCAACACGCAACAATGCTAAGTGATGATAACAATACTTTACTTGAAAGAAGTTTTGATATGCTTCAAGTGACTAGTCCATATCAAGCTGAAGAAATTTGCGAGAACATATTAAAGAGATCAAGAAACAATTTAAAAGCAGAAGTAACAGTAACTTCAGAAGCACTTAATTTATCTATTGGAGATATAGTAACAGCTACTTACGACACAGCAGGTTTTAGTGCCAAACCTTTTAGAGTTATGTCTTTAGCTATTAATTCAGATTCAACAGTAACTTTAGGATTAGAAGAACATCAAGATAATTTTTATACTTGGGAATCAAAATCAGTAGCATCAACAATAGCTGATACTATTTTACCAAATCCATTTTCAGTATCTGCACCAGCTTCAGTTACATTAGACGATCAACTAATTGAATATTCAGACGGAGTTGTTATTACTGCTTTAGATGTAACTATTGGTGCATCACCAGATTCTTTTGTGGACTACTATCAAGTTGAATATAAACTAAGCACAGATACAGATTACATTATTCATGGACAAGGTAGAGGATTAACTCAAAGAATATTAAACGTGGTAGATGGATTAATTTATAACGTAAGAGTAAAAGCATTTAATACATTAGGAGTTAGTTCTACTTATACTTCTGCAACAAGAACTATTGTTGGTGGAACAGCTTTACCTAGTGATGTTGAAGATTTTGCTTGTAACATAGTAAATCAAGATGCACATTTATCTTGGCAACAAATACCAGATTTAGATTTGGCTTATTATGCTATTCGTTTTTCTACATTAACAACTGGTGCTACTTGGATTAACTCAGTTACATTAGTTGAAAAGGTTGCAAGACCAGCCACATCAATTACAGTTCCAGCAAGAGTGGGTTCTTATTTAATAAAGGCAGTAGATAAAGCAGGTAATTTATCTGTTAATGAAGCAATTATATCTACAAGTTTATTAGCAGTTGGTAACTTTAATGCAATTACAACACAAACAGAATCACCAACATTCACAGGAACTAAAACTAATTTAACTTTATCTGGTGGAGAATTAAGACTTACATCTTTAGCA